CACAATGTTAATTAAATTTTCAGTGGTCAACCTATCATGTAGTGTATTCCAATGGTTTACATCTTTGACGAGCATAGGTATGTGTCCTGATGATGGTTTAATCTTTAAATCCTTTTGCTTAGACAGATGCACATTATGATCATCTACATCATATGTTAAAGGCAACTTTTTATCGTTGTGTGATGCATTAAATTGATCCAACAGGTTGTAATCTTGCATTGCATACATAAAATCTCTGCGGTGATATCGTGGCGTAAAATTAAGGCACAAAAATTTTTTGTAGTTAGATTTAAATTTTTGATCTAAACCAATACTAAACTTCATTAAACGCACAGCAGTTTCAAAGTAATTCCATTTTACAAAGTTAAAACAGTTACTTGTATCTGCATTTTGTGATGTTTCTAACATGATTATCTTTCTCGGATCTGTAAAGCCACAATCAATAAAAAAATTGTGCAAGTCATTTTCGACTTGTGTGTCTCCTTCATATTGTTCTTTACAATTATGCACTACAAAAGCACACCTACCTTCATTCACACATTCTATTATCATTGGATCAATGTTTGTAAAATAGGATTTTAACTTTGTGTATTGTTCTGTAAACAGTGCAAAAATATTTGGCTGTGGCGATATCAAATATATAAATGGCTCTTCATCTGATTCTATGTAGGCTTTTTTGATGGACTTATGCACAACTTGATATCCATTGTCTTGATAAACTTTGTCCAAAGGAGCATGATAATCTGGAATAAACATTGGTCTAGTTTTGTTGTTTTTTTGTGCTATGTCATCGTGCATGTATGGATATACATATTCATTGTGGTTAATGTTGGATTTTGCAAATACTATTTTTTTCATCTGCCCACAATCATGTATCTAGTGTAAGCGTCAGTGGGTAATTCTTGTTGATCAATTATTTTTAAGTTGATGCTGTCTGCGAATTCATCTAAACTGTTCTTACAATTTACATGATCGGGCCTTGAAAAATAATTGTTGCTTTGTAAAACAACAACTGTGTTAGGTTGTTTGCGAGAAATAAACTCATTGATAGTTTTATCTGACACGTGTTCGCATGACGTAGAAACAATCACATCATATTTGTTTGGATTAAAATTTTCTATGGTGTTCCATTCAAAGTCAATTTTGTTGTTAGGATACATCTGATGTCCAATGTTACTGCATTGTTTGTCTCTATCAAATGATGTCAATTTTGTTATTCTTGATGCATACTTTTGTCTCAATTTGTATGCAAGTAAACCATACCAACCTGCGGCAATGCACACTGTGAACTTGTCTTTGAGTCCAATGTAATCTTCTGTTTGTTCAACCAACCAATCTTTGCAAGCATGTTGCCTAGCGTTTTCTGAATTAATAATTGATTTAACAACACCATCGGTGGTAATATTTTCAATGACGTTTAGTAAATTATCAGACATAATCATGCATACTTATGGGGTCTATAAGTATCATATAAATGAAAAGAGTGATATACAGTTTATACATTGATATTCCTAGTGACCAATTAGATAATCAAAATCCATATTTTTGGGACTCTATATCTAAATCAGAACGCACAAAAATAAGTCTCAAAGAAAATTATGATAGACTATTGTCTGTGAAACAACAATATAGTAAACAAATTGATGTCGATTTCAAAATGTTTGAATACGACCAAGCATATCAAGAATATGAACAGTATTTTGCAAAGCATTATCCAGATATGTCGTCATACAATGTAGTCAACTTTTATAAAATACATTTGCTTTATCAATTAGCACAAGAATACGATGAAATATTGTATCTAGATTTTGATGTAGTTCCAACCAGCAAAATATCCTTTTTTGACACATGGGATCTCAGTAAAGGAATATGTTTGTTAGAAAACAACAACGATGTCAACAAACGCAAGTTATCTATTTTTGATATTAATCATTCTGTCAGAAGTCCCACAGCAAAATTTTACAATGCACAAGCCATGTTACATGAAGAAGGCATGAGTGGTGACAATGATGTGATAAACACAGGAATAGTAGGCGTGAGCAGAGCACATCTGGAACAACTGCAATATTTCAGTGACTTTGAATATGTGTTAAACATGATGCGTACATTACAGCAGGAAGATAATGACACAATCTATCCTCCTAATATTGTAAAAATGTTTGGTTACGACAACGAAACTGTGTGCAGTTACAAATTACGTATGACTAATACTCCTGTGCAATGGTTAAATTCTGAGTGGCATTATTTTTATGACACTGAAATGCACATACCTACTGATACAAAATTGCTACATGCAATCAATAAAAAATTTGATTTTGTTTGGAGATTCTATGAAAAATGTAATCTTTAGCATATACATTGATATAGAAGATGAGAGTTTAGAATCTTTGGAAGGTTATCTTGGCGACAACATGTCAAGATCACATAGGACTAAACAGCAACTGGCAAAATACAAACAAAAACTTGTTGAATGTAAACAAGAATACGCTGAATTTTGTGAAGCAGATTTTATCCTATATTCACATGATAATCAATATAAAAAATTTTTACAACACATGAACATACTTGACAACCAAGAGTTTGACAAAATTAATTTTTATAAAATATATCTGATGGAACAACTGGCACAAAAATATGATAATGTGCTATATTTGGATCTTGATGTTGTGCCTCAAACAAAAACATCATTTTTCTCTGCACATGACATGGATAAATTTTGTGTTCATTGCATTCCAGCCACTAAAGAAAACACGTGGGGAGGATTTGCTAGTGGCAAAAACAAGCAGGCTAAATGTGAAGAACATGATTGCATTTACACCTACGACCATATTGTAGAACAACATCTGGACCAGTATCATTGGTATATAAAAAAATTGTGCAAGGATGCAATGTTGATGCATCACGGTTTGTCAGATCCTAATCACATGTTAGCTAACACCGCAATTATGGGTGGATCCAGCAATGCAATACAACAAATAAACTTTTTTGATAGATTGAATGAAATGTTAGACACATTCAATGAAGCAAAGAATGAACAAATAATGGGCGCGGCAATAACAGATAAATTTTTTATTAACAACGAAGTATTGATGACATATGCAATAATAAAATACAAATTAGACTGTTGCTATTTGCCTGCACAATGGCACTATGTTCAATTAGACATATACAATAATATGTGTAGCAAATCAGAAGCACATTTATTGCATATTGTTGACAAACAGTTTGAAAAAATAGGAAAGTTAAATGTATAGCACACAGAGATTACAGGTTTTTGTTGATCTTTCGACTTTATGCAATGCTGGATGTCCACAATGTCATAGAACAAGTGTGAATGGATTGGGGAAACAAGATTGGTTACCAATGGTGCAATGGAGTTTGGAAGAATTTAAAACAGCATTTCCTTCAAATATACTAAAAGAAAATGTTTCACAACTTAGCATTTGTGGCACCTGGGGCGATCCTGTGATGAACAAAGACATCAAGGAGATCATCACATATGTTGTGGAAGAAAATCCAAATATTTCAATTAACCTTGACACTAATGGATCTATCAGAGACGAACAATGGTGGTGGGAACTTGGAATGTTGGCGGGCAAAAGTCTTAGAGTAATTTTTGCTGTGGATGGCATTGATCAAATAATGCACCAAAAATATAGAAGATTTACAAACCTAGAAAAAGTATTGGCCAATATGAGAGCCATAAGCGAGACCAAAACAAATGTGGAGGGACAGACCATATTATTCAAGCACAACCAAGATTATGTCAAACAAATTAAACAGTTGTGCATCGACAACGGTGCCACTGTTTATAGAGTAACACAGTCTGATAGATTCGATAATGAAGACTCTACAGAAGGCAAGTATTTTCATTTTACAAATGAGCACGGACAAAAAGAAAGTTTAGAAATAACAGACTATGAGCCACCTAATTCATTTGTGGCTCATACAAATCAAAACACTTTAGACAAAAAAATTGTTTGTCGTTGGCAAAAAGTAAATCGTGTGCTGGTCAACATCGACGGCCAAGTGCTTCCGTGTTGTTATCTAGTCAATACATATTACAAAAATAAATTTGCAATGCACAACAAAAAATTTAGTAATCATCCTGTAATGCAAGCCTACAATGATAATGACAACAACATATTCAAAAGCTCTTTGCTAGAAATAATTCAACACAGCAAATGGTTCAACAAAACCTTGCCTAATAGCTGGAACACAGATAATCCTGTCAAACAGTGTGCAAAACAGTGTAGCACAATGACTAAAACCAAGCATCAATTGAAAGCATATCTATGATAAAAATTTGCACAGTATACTTTCAAGGCATGTATTCGCCACAGTATGTTACCAATCTTTATCGCAGTTTGAAAAAACATTCCACAGTTGACTTCGAATTTATTTGTCTTAGTGATACAGATGACATTGAAGCAGATCTAATTTTGCCTTACAATCATCACACCTACATCAAGTTGCATTGGCACAAGTTAAAATACTTCAGTGAACTATTTGCAAACCAACAGCCAGGAGATGATATAATTGTAATGGACATTGACCAACTGATTGTGTCTAATATCGATAACTTGTTAAAATATCCTGTGCAGGATGGCCAATTAGTGTCATATAACAAATGGTGGGACACCAATCCTAAGCCTCCAGTAAGCATCAATGGAGGATTTTACAAGTTTAAATCTGGATCTTTAAATTGTGTATGGAACAAATTTATCGAAGATCCAGAATACTGGCAGTTACATTATTACAGTCAAAATGTTGTGCATCACAAATATTATGGTGAACAAAACTTTGTTGAATTTGTGTGCAAAGATAACGGTGTTGACATACTGCATGTGCCAGGCGAATGGGTTGGAAAATATACTAATAATAGCACAACCAATAGAAAATTAAACCTCATGTATGCAGAAAAATTTGAACAAGACTACATGGTGCTAGACGGGCCTAATGAAAACATAAAGATTTTGCATTTTGCTAATCCTGATTCAACTATCCACGATTGTTCTGAAGACTGGATCAAGGAGTATTGGCTGATATGAGAATAATATGTGTAAACACTGGAAAAAAATATAATCAATGGCACACTGATAATCTTAAACATATGATTGATACATACTCAGGAATCGAATATGATGAGTTTGTTTGTATGGACACTGATCTTTATGATGGAGTGTTTAATAAGTTAATAATCTTTGATCGATTCCGTGATGGTCAAAACATATTCTTTGATCTTGATGTTGTGATTTACAACAAACTGCCCGACCTCACAGCAAAAGACTTAACTTTAGTTCATTGCTGGTGGCGAGATGCTTGGCATACTCCATTGAATTCTTCTATAATGAGTTGGACCGGAGACTGTTCACATGTGTATCAAAAATTTTTACAGCAGGAAGACTACTATCTATTAAAATATAACAAAGGCATTGATGAATTTGTATACAAAGAAATAGAATATAAAACATTCGATCATGTGTGCTACACCATACAAGGAAATGAATACGCCCCTAAAGATCCAAAATACAGCATGTGTCTGTTAAACCAAAGACAGTTTTTGATGGAGCCAGGTTGGCAAGGCTGGTGGAAAAATTATTTTATATCAGATATGGCTTTAACAACATCTAAGGGTGATTGAGCCTTGCGTATTGCTGCCTTTTGATTTTTGTCTTTGCAATTTTTTACAATATCCAGTTCAAAACTTGCAAGTTTGAAAGCAAATAAATCTTCTTTTTCTTGATCAACTTTAAAATTAAAAAGAAAATCCATCATTGCAGTATGAAACTTTGTTTCCGATTTGTGTGTGCTAAACACCAGGCCTTCGTCTCTTGCAATTTTGATCACACTTCTTTCAAATTGTTTTCTTTGATTTTGTATTCTTGTCCAAGTGTTTTCATGCAGTGTATCAAGATCACAAACTTTTAAAAGTTCCTGGCACCAAGGATGATTGGTGTCATATTCAATCACTGTTGATATCTGAGTGTCACTTGACGGTGATTCTAGTGTCATCACTTCAATCTGAGTCCTGTTATTGTCTATAAAATGTGCAGTAACAAATTGTTTTTCTAATATTTCAGCAGTGATCATACAAATATGTATTAGCCTTTGCTGATACGTAGGAATGTTGTGGATTCTGTGGATGCGACACCGTCCGGAAATTCTTGTGCTCTGTAGTCATCTGCACCTACGTCACGTGTCTGATAATTGCCTGAACCATTTAATATAGTGTTTGTCATACCAGAACCTCTTGTAGTGCCTGAAGACAAACTGTAAGAAATTGCAAAACCATCAGAGGATGATGTTGCAACGTGTCTCACGTGCGATAGTAGTAATGACTCCCATGTGGCCTCTGGATACACTTGTAAATCTCCGTCTCCTCTAACAAACAGTGGTGTTTGTGAATAAGCAGTGTCTGAACCGTTTACCCTTTGTAGGAAAAAACTTGTTACTGTGGTTGGATTATCAAGAGCATGATCTCCTATTGTGCCAGCACTGTAGGCAGATGTATCTGCTCTGGTGTCAATAAACACTGCTGTGCCTGCCCCACTAACTTCTGTGGATCCTGTAACACTGGCGGCAGTTGAAATATGATATGTGCCACCTTGTTGTGTGCCAGTTGAACCTGATACCAACAAGTCAATAGCAGGATGTATGAAAGTGTCATTAAAGTCAGTCAAAGACATTGCATATATGTCGCCACTAGATTGATACACTGGAAATGTTCTGCCTGTGTCAGCAACAATACTAGTTGATGCATTTGCACTGTTAATTTTAGCAAAGTTGGTTGTAACTTCTTGTGGCTCCTGGGTAGTTGCCTCATTTGGCGTGGCGCTGGTGCTTGTTGAAACAGCTCCTGCTTGTAATCTAGTATCAGCAATGGTGCCTAGGTTGCCGCCGGATCCTTGCACACTTAAAGCCACAGATGGATTTGTAGAATATTGATATACCACTTGATCGATAAGTTCATCAATCATCCCTGAGGTCATCTCCTGCAGGTTTCCGCTGTTGTTGTAAAGGGGTGTTCGCACAGTCATGTGCTACTCCTGTTTTGCTTTGAGCTGATCTACTTCTTGCTTGAGTGTTTTGACTGCTTCAATCAAATATGCTGTGAGTTTAGAATAATTTATACCTTCTGGATTGCCTTGCTCGTTTTTGGACACAACATTTGGAATGACAGGATAAACTTCTTCCGCAATTAATCCTGCTTCATTTTTGTTTTTTCCATTTATTCTATCATAGGTAACACCTGTTAGTTGAATAAGTTTGTCTAGTGCATTGTTTATTGGGTTAACATTTTCTTTGTATACAATACTTGAAGTTTCTGTAACACTTTGACATGATAAATTTCCTGGCATTGATACATCTGCAGTTCCTGTTATAGTAAGTGCAGAAGTTACAGTTGAGCCTTGATTAATTTTAAAGATGATCGGCTGATCAGCGTTGTTCTGTGTGATAATAAAATCACTGTCAGTCACTGACATGGTGGCATCGGAAGCTGCGCCAACTGTGAGTCCTGTGTTGTTAAGCACACCAAATGTGCCTGATGTTGTTTGGTTTACATCATTTTGTAAAAACACAGAAGCCGCTCTACCTCCCAATTCCAAGGCATTTTGTGCTGTGCCATGCAATCTAAATGTAGTTGAGTCTGTGTCTTCGTAAAAGGTAATTCCTTTGGCAAGTTCAGCTGATCCAAAACCTGTTGGAGTAGCATCTAATGTTCTTGCTGTTTTTGTGAGAATAGCAACTCTTGTTCCATCTTGATACAATGATAAAACATTTGCAGTGCCGCCACCTGATAAATTTTCTACATCAACAAGCCATCCTGACTTGCCGTCGCCTGTCTTAAAGATTGGTCCAATTAAATCAAATGCCGCACCATCATACATGAACAATTGATCATTGGTTGTGTCATTCCACAGTGTGCCAGTGGTCAATCCAACTGTAGGAGTTGTTGCAGAATTTCTTACACCCACTTCAACAAAGTTACTGCCATCATAAATCTTAAGTTCAGTATTAGTTGAGTCATACCAAAGTTCTCCTTTGATTGGAGCTGAAGGAGCAGTGCTTGAAGATGAATTTTCTAAAAGTTTAACTAGGTTTTCATTGAATGGTTCGCCATATGATTGATAGTTTCTACCAATCAGTTGTAAAGTTGTTGTGGTGTCAAGTGCACCATCCTGCACTGTTGCAACTACTGTGCCATCTGTTTTGTTAATTGTGTATGCCATTTGTTATATTTACCGCTCCTATACATCCACAAAGTTGGTCAAACTTTGAATCCTTATTGTGTAATCAATTTGTATCAACCTGTTCAAAGACTTCTGCACAGGATGGAATATCACATGTGTCAACAAGTTGCCAGCACCAGCTGTGCCTTCCCATGAAAACAGTGAGATTTCATCAAAAACAAATGTGTCATTGACTGTGGTTGTGTTGTCAAATGCCTGTTGTCCTGCAGGCTCACCAAAATCTAACAAACATGACACAATACAATCTGTGTATGTGGTAGCGTTGGTGTGTGCAATTGTGATTTTGTTTCTAGTGGTGTCTGTGTTCAATGATGATTGATCATTCACACTTTTAAAATATGTTCTGTTGTATAAATTTGCATTTGATCCTGAGGTATTTGGCGTAAGATATGTTATTATTCCAGTGTTGTCCACTGATGTGCCACCATTTCCAAAGTGCATTTCTTCTATAAATCCAGTTGATCTGTTTGCAATTGAATTGGCAAGTGCAACAGAAAAGTTTTCATAGTGTATTGCGTTTTTCTTGTCTACATACACATTACCGGATTCAGGGTCATATATCTTAATATAACCTTGTATATCTAGTCCCTGTTGCTCATCAGGTTTAACACTGGTAGGCGCATCAGGTTTTTTATTATCTGAGGATGTCATATCGTATATTTAGTCACTGCAATTAACACTATTGTTTTTTTCCGACCATAAATATATGCACATGGCAACCCAAGTTCAATTTAGACGTGGCACAACAACTGAACACAACAGTTTTACTGGTGCTGCCGCTGAAGTTACAGTAGATACCACACTTGACACCCTAAGAGTGCATGATGGCTCCACAGCAGGCGGTGTGCGTATTGCAAAATTTTCAGAAATCCCATCAACATTTAATTTCATACTAGAAGCAGACGACAGTGCTGGCGTTCCTATCAACACAGATGGAACTGGCACTTTGCGATTTGCAGCTGGCGGAGAAAACATAACCACATCGTCAGATTCAGCAGGCACAATTGTTATCACTGGAGCTACAGACATCACAGCAAATAATATTGCATCATCAGATTCAACTGCTATTCAAATCAATGATGCAGTTAATATCTCTGGAGTTTTAAGTGTGAATAACATTGATACCAACAATATTCAATCAGGTGATTCCACTGGTGTTGTTGTAAATGACATATTAAGAATTAATGGCACTATATCTGCTGTTGATTCAACAGCTCTTGTGGTTCAAGATGCTCTTGAAGTAAATGGTGCATTAACCGTAGCAGGAGCGTCAACAGTGGCGGCTCTAACAGCTTCTGGCACAGTTACTCACAATGCGGCAACTGTTTACTCTGTGCAGGATGATTTAGCAACTTCAACGACTGCTTTGTCATTGACTAAAACTATTCATTCATTAGCAGGTGGCGAAGCTGATTACACACTAGCTGCTGGCACAGAAGGACAAATCATGCACTTTGTTGTTGCAGGTGGTTCTTCCACTGCCAATGAAGTTGCCTTAACAGCAATCACAGTATCACAAACACGAAATCCAAGAGACGGTGATGTGTTAGCCACATATGTATGGCAACCATTTATTACCGGCAACGACGAACTAGGCGACTCCACTGTTCCACAAAGGACATTGGCAACATGTATCTTTGCCAATGGTGCATGGAACTTAGACTTCTTTACTAAAATATAATTTTCTTTAAAATTTAAATTAAACTTATATCTGCAGGTTTTTCTTGTAGGAATGCTATCTCAACACCTGTTGCCTGTTGCAGTCCTAGTCCGTTTGAAGCAGATGTCGTGCCTTGATCATACCACACCAGTCCAGTTTTTCTAATAATATCAACTTGCACTCCAACAGATGGAGCACTGTCTAAAATGACAGCAGTAGTTGAGTCGGATCCGATGCTGAATGCTGTTGACTTAGCACCACCTATCGTTACCACAATGTCTTCTTTTGCACTAGGAAGATAAGAAAGAGCAAATGACACTGTGGTGCCATCGCCAGTAAATGTTGTGGTTGCTGTGGTGTCTTCATATGGCATTGACTGTAATCCACTTGCATCTACGATTTTACTTTTCAATGCATGTGTCTGCACTGCTGTGCCGAATGTGCCTCTGTATAATCTTTTGAGGGTGTTGCCATCCTTTTCAAAATATGCTATTCTTTCAGTGCCAATAAAGATCACGCCTGGTGTATTGATGTCTGTATTTGGTGTGCCAAGCACAGTTGCATCTTCTACAAGTATTTCTGTAGCATCTTTGCTTAGTTCCGCTTTTAATACAGTGGAGTGTGCAGATGAAATACGTTTGTAATGATATCTATTGATAATGTCTTTGAATACTCTGTATGCAATAGGATTTTTTTGTATTGTGCCACTAATATATGTCACTGTGACCACATCGCTCAATCCTAAACTACGTTGAGGTAAAAACAATTGATTGCCTTCTAAAACGTAATCAATGTTTGCAGTAAGATATTGCTTATTAACTGTGACAAATACAAAACTTGAATTCAGAGGAGTTTTAGATAATTCATATTTTTTAGCATCAATGTCATCAGCTAAAATATTTCCGCTTGTGAATCCAAGATCTTGGTTGAATTGATCTCCTGTATCAAGATCACCAAAGTCTTCTGTGGTTGTCGGACTGGCAGTAATTAATCCTCTGTCCACAGTCAGTGTTGTGACATCACCAGTGGATCCGGAAAACAGTTCAGTCCTTAATGATTGTGTATCATGATTACTAAAAGTGGTTACGAAAATAGTTTCTGCATCAATGGATGAATCATCGTTCCATCCTGACTGAAGCACTAATTTGCCATTGCCATCTAATGTGTAATCATGTCCTGACAAATAAATCACAGCAATAACATCTCCAACTGCTGGTGTCACAGACAATACTGCGGCAGTGTTTCCTAAGGCATTTGACCCAATTGTAAAGTCTTCACCAGGAGTAAGTTTGATACCATTTTTAAAAACTTCTGTATCGGTTATGTTTGCTAGTGCGGAACTTACAGGTTCTGTAGGAATTATAAAACTTGTAGTTGATGCATCACCTTCATAGTATGCAATTTGTGGCGGATCTAATCTATATCTGTTAGTTCCATTTGATCCAGCAACACCTTCTACAATGACTTTATGATGATATGGACCAGTCACCAATGACACAGGATCAATCTGTATTTCAAATCTTGAAGAGTCTGTTGGAATATCAGTGTATTGTGTTGTGACAACTTCACTGAAAGCTTTGGTTCCCACAGGTAAGTCAAACAGATAAACTTCAATTTTGGCCCCATCAACTGGTGCAGATGAAAACCTTATCAAAGCAGTTACAGAATCTTCATTGAGTACTTTTGTTGTGGTTGTTTTAACACCATTAACTAAAACATATGTTTGCGTAATCAAGTCAGAATTAACAGTGGTTGCAAAATCAACTGTGCTTGCGTCGCCTGTAAATTCAAATCTGCCAAGTAAACTGTTGGTTGATACTTCAATCACACTTATTTCAATGATATCATTATTGCTTGGTGCAGTTGTGAATGTAATTTTATTGGTTGCAAAATTAACTGTGTAATCTGTGCCCTGTATTTTGAATATGTTGTTAACATACACCCTAAGACCATCTGTGTTGGTAAGTTCTGGTGTTGTGAACACAACAGTTGATCCATCTCCTGAATATCTTTTTTTGAAAATGTTTGATGCACTGTCAGTTTGCCTTGTGTATACTTTAAGATCAAGTGTGTCATACACACCACCTGGTAAAACTTCTTCAGGACCATGAGCAGAATATTCAGAAATAAAATCATCACCTACCACATTTATATCTTCTGCACGTGTGCCCAAACTTGTTGTGAAGGATTTGGAATCCAACACTTGATCAAGATTGACTGGATCTGTAGCCTCTGCCAAACTTACGTTGGTATCATATTCTGTGTTGTCGTATCCAATGATGTCATACCCTGATGACTCAGAAAATGTCAGTGCCTGCACTCTTACTCCAGGATATTCAATTCCTGTCATTAATTGTGCATACGCATTATTAGTGGTTGATCCATCTCCTATCAAACCAGCCATGCCAGCTGAAGGATCATAGTATGCATGGATTCTATCAGTTGCAGACCATTCTACTAGCGGATGCTGTGATGTTGCACTTGATGAATCAGGCAATAACACATTATCCCCAAATTTATCTCCACTTGTGAACGGCTCATGCACACGATAAATTTTATCCAAGTATCTAACATTTTGTCCTGCTGTGTAAGATGTATATTTGCTCCATTCTACTATTGTATTAGACTGTGTTTCACGTAATGAATTCAGTCTATCAAATTTAATAGTAGTATCCACTGATCTAACTTTGTTATTAACAAGTTCTGCATGTGCAAGAGCAGTGGTTTGGATTGATGCCCCTCCGCCGCCTGTAATAGATACTGTAGGAATACTCACATAGCCTGTGCCAGCGTTAGTGACTTTTATCTCAGTTATTTTGCCATTTCCTATTGTTGCAACAGCTTTAGCTCCTGTGCCGCCACCGCCTGTGATAGTGACTGTTGGAACTTCTGTGTAACCGTCTCCTTGTCTATCAACCACAATGGATCCCACAGTAAGTTTAAAGTTGTTGGCATACTCTTTCCATGGATATGTGTCATAAATGCTTGGCAGATCAGTCTGCGATGGATTTATATTAGGAGTTTCATAGGTTGCTGTGTCTTTGTTGTAATATGTTCTGTTATCAAAGTCAGTGAAATCACCAGCGACTGTGTCTTTATTGAGATATGAAGTTACATCTTCACGCACAGTAGTTTTGAAAGGTAAAACTTCTCTAAAGAAATCATTCACTGCATCAGCAGTGTCTATTTGGAATTCACGTAACTGTTGTAAGTTTGAGTATGTGTTGATTGCTTTAACAAAAGATGTTTTAAATGCCCAATCTAGATTTTTATTTTGTAGTTGTGCAATTCTCACTCCAATAAAGAATAGTTTGTTGTATAAAATTGCATCTTCATCAATTGCAAAATTTTTGACAGCATCTAAAATATTTCTAAGTTCTGTCACTGCTTCTGCATCATACAAATCAGCTCCGTATGCATCTGCTCCAAATCCAATTTGGTTTGCAGAGTAATCAAATAATGAAGTGGACAATTCAAGTGTTCCATTTTCTATTCCGACAGTTTCAAAACTACTAGATGTTTTCAAGTATAATCTAAATTCGCCACCATATGATTGTTTAACTTTGACAATGTCACCTTTTGAATAGTTGCCGTTTAATCTTGTTCTTTCGTCTGTTACCAAATGATCAGCAACAGTGTTAATGCTGTATCCTTCAGCATACCAATCAGCAAACGACCAATATTTTTTAGTGTCATATGTTTGCTGTAAAGTCCTGTCCCATATGTCGCCTGTCCATTGATACACTGCCCAACCATTATCGACATTGGTATCTGCAATTACTAAAATTTTATAACCAATTGATATTTCATTTGTGTTTACATATGTTAAATCTGTATCAGTGTCTACTTCTTTGTCATATTCACCTAGTTTTAAACTTGGCAGTGGATCTATTTTGTTGAATAATGATAAGTCCTTTGTTGTTGCGTATGCTTGTGTTTTCAATTGATCATTTACAAATTGCACAATAATTTTAAGTGCTCCTATTCTATCAGGATACCAACTCTGTCTTGGTCTATTGAGTGTGCCATATCTCAGTGATGGAGGCTGGTTGACGTCAGGCACTGTTCTACCAAATTTGTCAAAACCAATCAAACTATCAAAAAATTTGTCTGTAAGAGATTGCGGAATTGCACTGTTGGCATCATCTTTGGCAATCAACACATGTTCTGTGTGTTTGTGTATTGGTTCACTGTCAGTGGTGTTTTCAAACTGCAATGCAATAGAATTTTGGGCCAGTTGGTTTCTGTTCAAGTTTAATATGATAGAATCTTTACTTACAAAACCTGCAAAATTATTTGAAAACAGTGTTGGATTTGTAAGCGAGTTTGCTATTTCTAAAGCAGACAGTGTGTTGTTATTGCCAAGACTGGTGCTGTTGGAGACCCAATAAAAATATTTGTTTACAAATCTTGATTTGTTTTCATCATACACTCTTTTAGTAACAAAAGTATTGTTGGCAGTGCCAGTGATGTTTTGACTTTGTCCTTCATTTGTATTGGACACTGCATTGTATTGTGTTGGAGTTAGACTACTACTGATCCATTCTTTGACTTGCACATCGGATGATGGATGCAACTTGGCCCAATTGTTTAGTTTGTCGTCATCTGAACCTTGTTCATACCAAAAGTATTTGAATGTGCTGATATCAAGCCAAATTTCACCAAGATGATCTTCATCCCAAGAATCATATTCTGCAGGATCAAATGCAATTTCAAAATTTATGTTTTTCCTAACTTCAGCAAACAATTTTCCTTTGATCGGATCAATGATAGGCATTTGATTCACTATTCTGTTAGTGGATGTGTCATATAGGAATGCTTTTTCAATCTTGTTTACGTCAACTAGGCTAGGTTGAGTTGCAATTGTTTCCCAACCCAAAGAATCTGTTATTTTTTTGAATATAAAAAATCTTCCACTGCCAGATAATGAGCCATCTAGACCTGATGCTCCGATATATGCATTCAATTTAGAAAATGCAATAGCAGATCCATAATCTGCTCCTGAAGGCAATGTTTGACTTGGCCTAATATTTTGCACTGCAATAAATTTGAGATTTATTTTGTTAAACACATGCACCTGTCCACTGTCATTTTGCACATCAACAAAACTTGTTGTGCCTGCATCAAATGTGGTTTCACTTAAAACTGTGGACCCGTCTGTTGCAAGTCGATCAAATGTTGTGCTTAGTTTGGCATCTCCAAATATGCTTTGCGCCATCATGTTGTTGTCTTTGACTGTGACATTTTTTCCAAACTGTTGATTGACATGAGATGATCTCACAGTGATTGTGTCAGTCAATGTGTATTGTGTGATTACCACTGTCGATCCACTGGCTGGAGCACTTGATAGAGTCACTGAGTTTGTTGAGCCATCTACTCTGTAAAAATTTGTTGTGGAACTGTCGTTGCCATCATTGTGTGCATAATTGTCATTGCCCACAAACACACCAATAAATTCGTTGTGATCTACAGTGAACCCAACATCAAACTGTGTTGTGCTTCCGTCACCTATGGCTGTAAATGTATTCTTAGTGAAATGAAACACACCACCTTGTTTACGCACAGCGCCAGAATACAACGGAGCACCAACAAGCACATCTGTGCCATCAGATGATATTGCTAATGAAGTGCCGAACTGTATGTCATCGATCAAGTTAGCAGTCAACGATTCATGTTCATAAAACACATCATTTTTCAATCTAAACACATACACCCTGCCGCCGTCGTTGGTTGTGGAATCGTTGTCTTGTTTAGGTGATGATATGATAATTGTTTTGCCATCATTGGAAATCTCAACCTGCTCTCCGAACCTTGAGCCAAGTTGGCTGTTTGCTGTAGGCACCAGTGTTTGGTGTAGATCATATCTTGTTGAGGATCCATCTTTTGCATACTTGTAGACGTAGACAGTGCCCCTATCAGCTGCTGTAGAATCATCAGGCCCGCCCGGTGCACCTATCACAAGATATGTGCCATCGCCGCTGACTGCAACTGCACTGCCAAATTCGCCTCCTTTGTCTACATTAGGTGCCACAATAGTTTGAGTAATGCCATAACTTGATCTAGCATCTCTGTTGATCCAATGCACAGCACCCTGTGATGTTGCATCACTGCCTTCAACTTTCGTCACACTTATTGTGGACGATGAATCGCCAACATCTAAAGGCTCTGATTGGAAATTGGTGGCCGCAGTGTTCTTTACCCAGATTATGTCATTATCCCAATCCACATCTAAAATTTTACCTGTAGCACCAGACTCTGATCCAATCACTGTTGTGCCTCTAGTGTATGCTCTAAATGTGGCACTTAGAGTTAATTTCACAATGTCGGCAGTTTGTGGTGATCCTGCAAATACTCTTCCACCGTCAGATACCATTGCAATGCTATGACCAAATCTATCATCAGCGTCAGAGTTGCCTATGTCTAGTAGAATTGAATTTCTCAGATAAAAACTATCTGCTGTGCTGTTTCTAATATACACAAATGTTTTGTTGACACCAGGTGCAGTGGATGCCAAATATAGATTGCTATCATCAACAGCAATTGCGGATCCCATTTCGCCGCTGGCTTGTTCTTCTTCTATCAATGTTTCATCTGATATGCTATATTCTGTTGACTGTGATTTTTGATACACTTTCCAAAGTCCGTTGTCAGGATACTGTTTTTTATAATCATTATCAACATACACATAATCGCCTATGGCAAAATCTTTGGTTGGTAAAATTGTGTTGATATCATCCATCTTGTTGATTCTGACACTACCAAACTTTCCTATTGTGCCCTGTAAATTTGTGCTGTCGACAGTGCCACTGAAAGCCACTGTGAAGCTTCTATCATCATCTGTGCTGTCTGCTGTCAAAACTTGATACACACCATCAATGGAATCGTTTACATCAAAAATTGCAACATAATCATTTTCATTTAGGCCATGTGGTTCTTTAGTTGTAATTTGTAATACATCATCAAATTGTTTGTATGCTTCAGTGCTTGTGTTTACACTATTGAATCTCTTAACGTCCCAATCACCAGTGGGTGTATTTGCTACCCACACTGTTTGACCTTCCTTAAGCTGTGTTGCATCTAAATTTAACAATTCGGATTCATCAAACACAGTGTAGTTCACTTGATTAGGTAAAACATAGCCTGCTGATGGCAGTTGGAAAATACTGTCTATGGTATTTTGATGTTGATTGTAATCAATGGTTTGATTGATTGATCCATCAAAAGCATATGGCTTGAGAAGCAATTCATCACTTTGTTGATTGATATTGATCACAGTTTCTGTATCATCTAAATTGTCTTCGCTTACTTTGTAAACCAGTCTATCTCTAAGATGTTTACTTTCTGGCACTACAAATGCAAATGCTTGTTGTGTTCTGTGTCCACCATATTCGCCCACCCTAAAAGCATATTCTTCAAATAAATCATAAGACACATCCTGATCTGACTGTGGCTGTGATTTAAATTTGTTGATTGGACCTATAGTCCCTTTTTCTTTCAACATACCTTGATAAAATTTAAATTGTGTAAGTTCTTCTAGTCCTAAATTATTCATATATTGTCTTGGTTGATAAGCAATAAGATGCTGTGCATATCTTTGTTGCTCTGAGTCAAAATTATCTGAATCTAAAGAATAAAAATCTCTAAATGCCTCTGCCTTGGCATCCCAGTTAGGCAACATTTGTTTTTCTGGTGCTTCTTCTTTATATTGATAAAACTTTCTCTCAAAGGTTTCGCCGCTGGTGTGGTTGATTGTCACTGCATAATACTTGCCTTGATGCACAACATTTTCTCCAATTCTATAATCTGTAAATGGAGTCCAATCTAATATTTTTGCCTGATCCAACACATATCCTGGAGCATATAAGTCTCCGTTCCAATTAGCAGTCCTAAATCCAACAAGTTTAATTCTATCCTGTCTATTTCCTGTGATGTCGTCGAATATAACATCGCTGAACTGTGAAATATTATCAAACACAACAAGATGTTCTTTTTGCACTGCACGAATGTCTGCATTGTATATGCCATCTTCTGTAGGATTTGTAACAAGCCTAAACACACCATCCTGTCTATTTGTGGTGAAATTGTTTGGATTGATTGGCAGGCCATCTTGTTGTAACACAGAATAAAACTGATCTGTGTCTGTGAGATCATCACCAATGGTGTTTTCTTTTTGGAATGTTAAACTTTGAGCAGAAGGTGACAGTGTAATCACTGAATCTGTGTTCCATCCTTGCGTGGTCCAGAACAAAAATTCTTTCACACTTAGGTCCCAATTAGCTGGCTGTTGAAGTTCGTTGACAAAGTCATCGAATACAAATCCTTCTATTTCAAGGTGTTGTGCATAGCCAAACAAAAAGTCCGCAGTATCTTGTGCTGTGTTAAACTGTTGTCCATATGGAACTGTGGTTATCGTTGGTTCGTAGTTTTTGTATTTTTTTACAGACACTCCGCCTTTTAATGGAAGTGTAGCTCCTATTTCGGACCAATTAGTTGCATCAAAATTTTGTCCACTTGTGATAGTGTTTAATGATCGATAAAACACACTTTCGTTTCTCACAATGACTCCTTTGTTGTAAAATCCACCTGCTTGCCATTCTGTAAATGACTCTGTGGTTGCACCTATGCGTATTGTGGAAGAATTTGAAAACTGTTTTGGTTTGTAATATTTGAATGTCCTATCAAAATTAGAATAACCAGATACTTTGAATCCAGTGCCAGTTTTTTGCACTATCACTCCACTGTAGTGTGCTGTGACCACTGGAGCACTTTTATAAATTAGTATGTTAAAATTTTCTCGTGGTAAAAACACGCCTTGTGATGTGCTTTGTGGTGACACACTGCCCACAGCCACTTGCAAATTATCTTTGTTTGTAAAGCCACCTAATTTATAAGATAACTGCACAGCAATGTTATTGAATTTATCTGAAATATAAGTGTTGGCTGTGTATCCTAAATGCTTAATGTAATCGGAAATTGCATTTATGTAACCTGCTGTTTGCACAGTGGATGAAGGAATAATATAGTTTGTAACATCTTGCCTGTAAAGACCGTTGTATACCCACTGTCCAATGTTGTTTTTGTTGGAGCGTGATGTATCAAACCAAATGCCGGCATACTTGCTTGGTTTGGCTAAAAATTTTGCAACTTGCTCTGCAAATAGATAAGAAGAAGATCTACGCCAAGCTGATTCTGCTGGTGCATAATCTCCATAGTTCCAATTTTTTTGATGATCAGCATCTACCACATATCCTGTGTTCAAAAAACCTGCTTCCATTGGACTTAATAGATTGCCACTGTCGTCAATTGGCAAAATATCTATTACATTAGGTTTAGCATATTTTGTATAGTAGCCTTTTCGTGATCCTTGTGCAATAAAACCAGATGCTACATCATCCCATAATAATAAGTTTCCTTTTGTGTAAGGACTAGCACCATATCTTGTGTCCCACCAATCAGGCTTGATTGTAAAATCAAATATCTCCCACGGATGTGTATGTGGTTGATCTGTATTAAAAAACTGCTTGTATATGCCACGCCAATATCCTGGCAGTGCAGAATTGTCTAGTCTATTGATATAAGAACTAAAATTCCATGTTAAGTCGTTTGTTGCTGAATAGGTGTCATTGGTACTGTAGTCTACTGCAAAAGTGCCTGACCAACTAAAAAAGTCTTTGGCAAAAAGATCAAGCACCTCTTGTGCTGTGTATTCATTCGACTTGTAATATCCATAGTCAATGTCAATTGTTTCATCCAGATAAGATGTCTTGATATTGTTGTAAATTCTCTTTTCAAATTCCAATAATATATTGTCACGATAATCGCCATAAGCAATTGTGATCGCACCATCATGTCCTCTAATCACATCAGTGCTTGGTTGATATGTGTCATCTGTGTATTTGGATGGTTGGTATGCTGGAGCCAGTCCTAATTTTGTAGGAGTTGCTGGAATAAAGTTGCTGTCTGTGGAATCATATTCAACAATCTGTAATATATCATTAGGAGCCAGTGTTGTTTTGACTTCAATCCCGTCTTGATTAGACGAATCATCTGTTGCTGTAAATTCGTAATCTAAGCCATGCACTAACTGGACATCATTGAGATAAACGTAGATTGCTTTTTTAGATAAAGTTGTTAAGTTGTGGGCAAACGAAATAGGATAGTTGATTACTTCATCATCTATCACAGTGTATTTGGTTATGGATTTTGTGTTGCCTGCACCCAACATGTCCGAATCAAAAAACGGCATGGTATTGGTTTTATTTTGATTGATCAACTCTAAGACATTGTCTAAATTTTGCTGAACTGTGAAGTCTGATGACACTTCATTCAATCTTTCAATAATATTTTGTTTTACTTTTTCGTATTCTTTGCCTGCAAATCTCATTGCTTTGGCAAGGTTCAAAACTTTGTCTTTGACTAATATATGTGCCAAAGGATCATTACCTGAGTGTTGCATCATGAGTGATGAATGTCCAAACACGTTTGATAAATCACGTGAGTTGTTTGGACCATTTGCTGTGCCTACAAAGTCTGTCATGTCGTTGACACCTAATCTGTAGTGTTTGACCATATCACCTAGTGTAAATTGTGTAACATTTTTGTTTTGTGCATTTCTTTGCAACGACACTGGCACTTCAAAAAATCCAAATCCGGATGGAGTGCCAACAGATGAATGTGCTTTTACTGTGATGACATCATCAGTGAGCATCACATCATTTGTTTTAACGTATATTTTTGTGTTGATATTTTCTAGCACATAGTCAGTATACATGTCGCCATTTTTTAAAACTTGCACTGTTAAATCTGTTAATGTTTGTGGATTTTTGTAATGATCGACTTCGAAGTAGTGTTGGTTAGTATTGTTTTCATACACTTTGATAATTTTTTGATTTGCCACCACAGCATATTTTTTCCAGTTGTTTGTGACAATTGCGACTGTGGAGCCTTTTTTGTATAGATTAAAATGATACTGCCTTATACTTCTTTCAACAATATTGCCTGCATCCACAAATTGCACTTTGTCACTGTTAAATGTGTCCTGTAATCTAATATCATTGATCAGTCCAAGCCTTTCATATATCACATTGGTTCCATAAACAGTATCCGGTGTGCCTTGCGTATCAGTAGCAACTTCGAACAAAGTTGATCCAGTAAAGTTTGTGGAAGGATATGTAGTAAGATTGCCTAAAGATACTTGATCAGCGTCAAACACGTCAAATTTTGGTTTTTGATTAACTTTTGTTTTTTGCTGTGATTTTGTCCATAAACCGTTTTCCACATGATAAGTGACACCTTTGTTAGATCCTTTTCTTGACACCACAGATAACATTTCTTGTGCTGTCAATGTTTCACTTAGAACCAATTGAATTACAGTTGTGCTGTCTAATTCGTTGGCTACTTGCACAAAATCAACAGTAAAAATTTTCCGTTGTTGTTCTTGATCTGCTGTGAAAATAATTGTGTCTCCCTTTTTGAGTTCGGCAGTGTCAGCAAAATATCCTGCTTGACCTTGAACATTTGACAAAGCATCTGTGGTTGTAGTATCAATTACATCAACTAGTCTTCCATTGTTGCCGTGATTAAACAATTCAATGTTAGGCAAAAATTCAACAATTGGTCTTTTGGCTCTGATGTCTTCTGTCAAAGTAATTGTTGAATCAAAATGTGTTTCTGTTAATTTTATTGCATCAATGTGTGTCCAACGATTTGCTCTTGACCATGCATTCAAATCTTGTGAAGATCTATTAATTGTAAAATAATCAAGTACCTTGCTTTCGGACACAGAATTATCGAACCCTGTTGTGTCAAATCCAACAACGCCATTTTCGTCCCATACTTCTCCAGTTTCTGTGCCATATGATTCAACCACTTCATGGCTAACAATATCAGTCAGTGAGATGCTTTCGCCTACTCCATCAACAAAATATTTTTTATTGATGTAAGACGATGTCACACCTGTGTTGATTTGGATATTCACAGTATCTGTCAGAGTAAGTCCATTTGCATCTGTAAATTTTAAAGATCCTTCAATTGCTTCACTTGGATCAAAGTCAACCAAGTCTAAATCTTTTACAATGATTCTGCCTTTCATGTTTACATGATTGCCACATTGATAGAACAACACTGTATCAATGTTGGAAGAAGAATCATTGCTAGGAACTTTTAAAGTTACAATGCCGTCCATTGCACCGTTGTTGGTCACATGTTCATCTGACACTTGATCACTTGAGCCGGTGCCATATTGTGTTTTGATGTAAAAAGGATGGCCTGGTGCATTGATTGAAAATTCATATGTGCTGCCTTTGTAAACTATTATGTCTGGATTGTCCTGATCAATTTTGTTTGAAAACACATATGCTCCAAGTGCATTGTTTACAACACTAATCCTTGAAGTGGTGCCAGGGCCAACATCCAATATGATTGGGGACAAGTTTTTTGACATCCAATAATACTGTCTATAGTTTACAAGTTTGTCAGGATCTACTGGAGGAGCATATGAATAAGATTCTTGTTCCCAAAGTCTATCATGCTTTTCATTACTGCCGCCTTGTGCTTTTATTTCATTTACTGCGTCGATATACTGACTAGCAAAGTCAATGTTGGAACCATCTGTCTTGTATGTCACTGTTGGTTCAAGTTGATAACTTTGACGTTGTAGAGAACTTTCTTCTAAATATATGTCTGTGGTTCGATATGATGGCTTATATCTCTGTCCAATGTATGCACTAAGCCTATCTAACACAGATGGTTCGATCAATTGATCGATGGTTGAATTAATAAATCTTTTGTTCTTTTCTGTTTGAAAAATTTGTGGTAAAAGTTGTGAAGAAGATCTAGTAGATTTGCTCATTAGTAATAGCCTCCACTAGACGAACTTGAACTTGAACTCGAACTCGGTGTTGTTGAACTGGTTGTTGTTGAACTCGATGTTGATGAACTTGCAGTCGCCACAGTGGTTGCTACTGTACCTGTTGCTGTAGTTGTGGCATCTGTTGAACTTGTCACAACTGCTCCGCTGGCTTTTAATTTCTCCGCAGAAATATTATTAATAATTTCTACATTATCGACTGTTGCGGATGATATGAACAGTTCGTTGTCTTCTGCAAAAATTTGGAATAATGAACCAAATCCAGATGTAGACTGTGCTGGCACTATGACCACACTTAAAATATCTGGAGTCAATTGATTATGAATGAAAGCTGCCAACTCTGTAAAATAAAAAGTGTCACCAAAATCCCAAAAATCAATTTGGAAAAAAGTATCAACTGCTCTTATTACATCTGACTTTACTTTGTTGTCGCTGACAGAACTAGATGGGTTCTTGACAATTTTAAACTGTGCTTGTAAACTTGCATCGGATCCCGGGCCAAACAGTAATTTATACTCACCTGGATTGAAAATTATTTCATCACTCACAGACTTAACTTTATCCAATGATGACAAATATTGATCTTCTAAGTTGAAAATTGTAGGAGCAACAGGCCTAGTAGTTGCTTGGCTATTGGCTAGCCATGTTCTTAGTGCTGTGTTATAACTTTTTGTCATCACATAGATGTCTACAAGATTAGATACACCAGGATCAATTCTTCTTGATCTACTTGCACCGTGGTTGTAGTTATAAATTAAATCCTGTCTTCCTAACTTTGCTGTGTAGCCAGTCACACTACTGGTTGTGTCTGTGGCAGAGTCATATTGTAAAAAAGTATTAGTGTCATAAAAATAAAACAATTGGTTGTCAGTATACACTGAGAAATCAGTGATATCAGATAATTTTTCATTAACTACAAAAGTTGTCTGGTCAACTACATTCAGTTGATCAAATCCTTCTACTGTTGCAGTTTGAAAAAACACATATTTGTCAGACAGGCTGGTGTCAGGTGCAACAATGGTTGTAAACAGATCTGGATTATCAATTATTCCGTCATCGTCTGAATCAAAAAATCCTACTTTGATTTTCCTAGTGTCATTGTATCCATCATCGCCTGTGACATTGCCAACAATTGCCCAATCATAGTCATAAACTAAACTGCTAACAAAGTCAGGTCCAACATTGCTTTTAGTAATTCTAATCTTGTCTTTGATCGTAAAGCCAGTTTCAGGATCAACTATTTTGGCATTTGGATCAAAATAAAATTTATTTCTTGTTTTAGATTCAAATATGTATTCAGTAACCCTGTATGTCACTGTGTAACTTACTCCATTAGTGGTAAATTTTAACAACCATGAATTATCCTTGTTGGCTTCAGTGGTGTCACCTTGAAAAGATAAGTCAAATTCGCCTGAACCTAAATTATCTGATGTAACCACATTCCATTTTTGATCATCAACATTGTATGACAAGCCAAAGTTTTTGTAGTCTGTAACATTGCTGATAATTGAATTTTTAAGTGTTTCATCTACAGAATCAACAAATGCAGGAATAATTTCTGTAAGCCTTGCATCAGTTGGCACTAGGTCATTTAAAATAATCGGGCCGGTGCCGTCTGCAAGATTGCCTGTGCCACCGTTTGATCCATCAAGCGTGATTGTTGAAGGCTTACACCAAATTACTCCAGCAGAGCCAGGATGGCCGCCAGCACCTGTCATTTGTGTGCCTGACTTAGGCATAAAATGTGACCCTGCAGTGGGTTCAAATTTTAATAATGACCCTACTGTGGCATATTTTAAGTTATTGGTTGTGTTGGATCCTACACTAGTTGCATCGCCATTGGCATCTTTAAAATATCCTGTGACTTGATTTGTGGTTTGTGTGGTTTTGTTCCATGTTGTTGTGGGGGCAGTTATTTTATCATAATTTTTGTAATAAAATTGTTTCAATGGATTAGCAGTTAACACATCTGTAAGACTTGTGTTGATCACTTTCTCAATGTCATCTGCTGTGGTAAATTGAAAATCAAATGTTGACGTGCCTTCTTCTTGATACAGCAATCCATCATCTGCAACTATGTTGGTCTGCGAATACACACCAGTAGGATCAGTGATGTCTAAGAACCTTGATACTCCAGAAGAAGATCTTACTTGAGACTTAGCTTTGGCAATGGATTGATTCTCAGTGATAGGCAATATTTGATAATCTTCTGCAGTGATCATTCTACCGTTTGTATAAAAAGATTGTGGTGCCTGTGTCTTGATATCTTGTATGGTTTGAGTTGATGAAGCATTGGTCACAGTTGATTGCAATGACGCATTCACTGTCAATGTATTTGTTTGTCCGCTTTTTGAAACATAATCAAGTTCAATGGAAATATTTTGCATGTCGCTAGTGCTGATGTTGTAAGTTAAATTGTTGCTTTGTCTAAAGTAACATCTAAAGTTTCCTTGTGGCAATGCTCCATACACGCCATCTGAAAACACTAGGTCAACTTGATCATTTGTTTTGGTTACCACAGCAAATTGACGTGTGATATTATTGGCTAATTCATTGTAGATTATGTTGTTGCCAATAATGGCTGGCACTTTGTTCCATCTCTGTTCCAGCAAACCATTCTGATCCAGTTTGTATAAAAATACATCTTCATTGTTAATATTGTTTTCTTGTATAGACACCACTGTGTTTGGCGCTGTGTTCTTAATTGCAAAATCTTTTGAATTTAATGTACCTTGTCTAAAATGGAAAAAATACCCAGTGTTGTTTGACCCAAATCCTTTGTTGTCATTTCTATACAACAGACTTAGTGAATTGCCAGACACTGGTGGTTCTTCGTAAATGTAAGATTCGTTTGCAAACGAACATGGAGTAATTTCGAACTGCATGTTAACTCCATTTATATTTTTTGTAAATGGCACTATTGGTAAGCCAAGATTAGATCCATTTACTCTATACAATTGCGACTGTAATCCAGCAATTGTATCACTCATTTCAGGTTTGTTAACAAATTGACCTTTTGGCAAACTTGCATTCAACACAGCGTTGAATTGATCTTCCCAATTGTCATTTGTTAAATCATTCCAAAGTATTGCAGTGTTGGAAATATCTTGTCCGTTGGAATCAGAAACACTTTCAGTTGTAGCAATCGAAGTAATTTTTAAGAATCCAGATGCAGGCACATTTCTTTTGGGTTGATACGAAATCAATCGTGCAAGTCTAAGCACAGATTCTTTACGTTCAGCAAGGTCAATAAAATTTTCTCTTGCATTTAGATCAACTCTGTAAGAAATACTTTGTGCCACATATGATATCATATCAATAAGTGCAACGTATTCTGAAGATTCAATAAAGTCATTGAATGACTCTGGATAGTTCAATTGTAGATAATCAATCAGTGTGCGTCGAATGGTGTCAAAATCATATGATTTGAAGTCTGCTTGTTGAAATGTACGATAAATTTTTTGCCACACTGTGTTGGCTAGTAAAGTGTTCTGTCGGGTGTTAGAAGCCATATAGAATATTTATTGCAAATAAAATGTGTGTAGTTAATAAGTTGATGATTGACTGGTGAATACTTGCCCTGGTCCAACTAATAATCCTTGATTTTGATCAAACAAAAGATTGATTGTTTCACCTATGGCATATCCTATATACAACACAGTCATTTTGACTGACAGTCCGTGATCAGACTCTTGAACTTCTATCTGGTCAAGTGTTACTCTAGGATCATAGTTGACCACTGTTTCAACGTCTTCTATTACTAAATTTTTTGTTTCTTCATCTAATGGATCGAACACATAAAGCCATATGTTGGTGCCAAAGTCAGGATTTTCAAGTTTTTCGCCTTTGCGTATGTTGAAATGATTCAAAAGATCTTGTTTGACCAACTCAACATCATACAATTTAGGATCTTTGAATTCTCGGCCTTGTGTGGAAAACCCTTTGAATATTTGTGAATTCACCGAAGTTTGTTTGGTGTTTTTGCTATCTGAAAAATTTACAACTGCCATTTGTTATATTTAACCAACAAAAACATCGGAAGATCCTGTGGCTGCATCTCCGCATGTGGCTAAATCACCTGCATTGCACACTGCTGTGCCTCCAACAAACACATTGTTGGAACCAGCAACCATAGTGGGTGCGGCGTGTGGAGGTAGTCCATGATTGGCTACGTCATCACCATTAACTATTATTTCTTCACCATTAGCAAACACTGTGGACTGGCTTGGTATAAGATCGCCAACTGCGGCATCATTATCTCTGCATACGCCAGGCATAATTATGATTGCTCCTTGATAGGATCAGGATTTTCTCTGTCTGTAATTCCTGGCACATTACGTTCACGGTTGATGTTTTCATGTTGTTCGTATGGTTCAACAGTTGGCACACGCTTCATGATGGATTTGGTTTGATTTACTCCTACATTGTCGAAAAGACTCAATTGTTGCACCACAGTGGTTCCAACATGACCAGATGATACCTTGCCACTGGTGTTAAAATGTATTTCACTGCCTGTGTTAACCAAAAAGTCTGTGCCTGCAAACACATCAACATTTGTGCCTACCTCAATCTTTCCGTTGGCAGTTGCAAACACTTTAAAATCATTGTTGGCATTTATTTTAATATCTCCGCCGTCAGTGTCTTTTTTTGCAATCATTTCAATGTTACGAGCATCCAAGTGCAGTCTGCCAGTGGTAGCTGATGTAGTTGAATTTACAAGATTATCTCCTGCGTTTTGCCCAGTGGCTTTGATGTTAACATTTCTGCCTGCTTCTAAATTTAAATCACGTTCTGCTCTGAGATTAAAATCGTTCTCAGTGTGCAAACTCACAGAGTCTTTGGCGTAGATGTCAATTTTGCCATCTTTGGAAAATTCAATCCATGCAGTGCCATCATTGTTGATGATGTAAGCCAATCCTTCTGTGTTGTGCAACAATAACTGTGCTCCGGACCGTGTTCTCAAACGAATTAACTCATTTTCAATTTCTGTGGCATTAGTATTGCCTTCTCTCAGCACTGGAGTGCCGTCATCCATTACAAATGTGTTGCCTCCCAATCTTGAATGTGCCACACGTTCAAAATCAAATTCGTCACCAGAATCACCATAAATTTTTCCATGTCTGTTAATGGATTCGCGTTTCGCTGTGCGTTGTCCTTCAAAGTCAATAGGTCCTGGTGTCGAAATGCCAAACACCTGTGAGGGAGTTTCTCTTCTTGCTGAGCTTGAAGTGGTGCCTCTCACACTATCTTTGGCAAGTCCTTGGTCAAGTAGTGTATCAGTTTGGAAGGGATGCACTGGACGTACAGTGTATGCAACATCATCTCTTGCAGTTTGATTTATTCTTGCTACATTATTTGATTCGCCTAGGCGTTGTGCTTCAGCAACTGGAGCATTATCTAATTCTTCCTCAACATAATATTTTTCATTCTGTGCAGAGTTACCAACAAACTTGTTTGATTTACTTGTGGCTATGCCAGGGGTCATATGATTCATGGAATCTTCATACACGCAACCTATCCAATATGCATCGTTAGGATTGCCATCAGCAAACATAACCAAAACCTTTGTATCTACATCTGGTGGCACCATCCAAAATCCATATGATTTTTGTGTGTTGGCAAATTCTCTATCCACTGATGTTTCACTTAAAGGAGTTTGTCCTGCAAAAGGAGAACAATATGAACAAGACACGGTGCTTGTGCTAGGATTTGTGTCATCATACTTGCCATGCAGATCAGGAATATGCACAAATAGTCTGCCCATACGGTTAGCATCTGTGGGGTTTTTGACATATCCAACATATGGCCCGGGACTTACTTTAATCTGTTGATCAATATCACTTATTCTTTTAGCTCTATTTTCTGCCATCTATTGTCTGCCGCCTAAAGCACCAGGAGACAGCCTGCGACTGCCATATCTTTCTTCAAGTCTTTTCTGAGGATCGCTATACACTCCTACATTGTTGTTGAGGACATAATCATATGCACCCTGAGCAGTCAAAGGATCTCTTTGAGCAGTTGGACTCATAAGATTGTCAAAACTGTTTTGTTGTGTTGGATTCAATTGAGTGCGTAGAAAAGAAACATTGTTTGTGGTGCTGGATTGTTCAAATGATTCAAAGTTTTCTCCCTTAGTTCTTACATTTCCTGAACCATCAAGTACATTGTTGATATCAAATTTAGGACGGTCATACTTTGCTGTTGATTCTGGTACCACTGGTACTCCTCCTGGTGCATTATTAGTTACTGTGTCGCCACTATCCTGTTCCCTTGATTGATCTTCTTGTTGGTGTCGCATTCTCACCATCTGCAACACATTTGTAAACACTCCGCCTGAAAACCTATTTTCACAAATAAACACTTTGTATTTTCCTTGAAAGAATGCCGCATCAGCAATTTTGAATAGACCTGTTTCGTCATCAAGATCTGTTGGAGTCTTAAAATTCAATTGAATGTAAACCTCATACTCATCTGTGGTTACAGCACCATTACTGTCTATGCTTGGAGAGCCAGGTTCAAATGAATCAATATAGGATTTATTAGTTACACTTTTTTGTTCGATCCACAAAGGATCGCCTATAATTTCTAATTGAGAAACAATTAAATCTGCTGATGGGTCTTGTATAATTTTTTCGAATATAGTAGCTACTTCACCATTGGCTGTGTTTAGGTCTGTAACAAATCCGTCTTTATATTGTCTAATAGCTTCAGTAGTAACTTGAGAGTTGCCTGACCCACTTGTGCCTGTGGTGTCTTCATTTTCATTTTCTTCAACACCTTTACCATTAAATGTGCTGGTGGCTGCATCATCTTTGCCACCTTTTTTGAAATATTGCCTTGCGTCGTAGAATGCAAATTTGTATGTGATTTCAAAATCCAGTATGTCTTGGTTTTTTCCTGTATACAAATAGTTGTATTCTCTTACAGGCAAAACATTACTAGCAAGATCATTAGCATCTTTTTTGAAATAGTTTGCACTTACAATAAAAGGACGCACTGCCCAAATGAATTCATATCGTGGTCTGTTGCCACCACCGCCACCTGTTTCGCTTAGTATGTTGAGTCGTGTCATTGTTCGCATAGCAGTGAGAGTGTCAGTATTTCCTAGTGCTTCTCCATTTTCATCAAATTGGTTTCTATAAAAGTCACTCTCTCTAACAACTGCTTCTATAAACGCCTGCATGGCTGTGCCAGCTGGCACTGTGATGGTCCGTTTGCTGAATGTGTTGCCTTTAATGTTAGCTTCTGTGTTTTTTATTGTAACAGTATTTTGTCTGCTGGACTCCGCATTATATGGAATTTTAGCTTTAAGAATGTCTTCTGCTGACTCTTCTATACTAAAGGTGTATAAATCCGGTTCAACAATTCTTTTCTGATCTGCAAGTTTTTGCAACACCGCTGAGTGTTGATCGAAAAAGTCTTGTAATACTTCTCCTACTGTTTCGCCACGCACTGTCAAAGTTTCTTGTATAATGCCATGCAATTCAGTAGTGGCCAGCATGGTGGCTGGTCGTGCTTGAACTTGATATAAGGTTACACCTGCTTCCACACGCATGTCAACAGCATATATGTGTATCGGAATCATTCTTGATGCGCCTTCAATTGGAACACTTGATGGATTGCCATCATCATCCACACCTTTGAAGTCAATGTTTAATTTGTAGACTGTCTTTAGATGGTTTTCAAATCCTAATTTTTTTGCCGCTGTAATCAATGCGTCAACAAATGATGTGCCATATGGTTCTGTGATATCAAACTGCACATTATACACTATGCCTGACTTACCTCCTGATGTAGGAGACACTGTGTTTATAACAAGTAAATTGTCAATGAAATAATCAGCACCAAGCACTCCTGGCCCTTGTTTTCCTTTTCCGCCACTTTTTGCAATTATAATTTCTTCACCTTCGCCAGCACCTCCTGAATTAAAAGCATTTTTAGAAATTGCTGACAGTGTAATCACATAATTTACTGGCTCAAAATCAAACAGTGGATTTTTTCGATCAAGTGCTGGTGCAGTTGCATTAGGAGTAGTGGATGATTCAGAAGCCTGTGTATTGCCAAAAGGAGCAAAATTAGTTTGTGGTGCACCTACTTGATCAACTATTGCATTGTGTTTTTGCACTGCTTCTATATCATCAAGAATGACTTTGTTGTTGGCAGGTTTGCTTGTGTCTCCGGTGGATTTTAAAAAACTAACATCATCAATGCTGTCAATTTTGTTTCGCAATGCATTGTTCTTGTCAGTTGCATAATTTTGAAGTCTATTCACCATTGTGTTAGACTCCCAAATATTTTGTTAGTGTTGTTTTTTTTGGTATTCTTATTGTGGTGCCAGCTGAAAAATCCCATATAGGATCCTTAATTGTGTCCATGTTGCGATGCATAAACACCCACCAAAGCTTGGAAGAATCATATAGATCATGTGCTAACAGATCAGGTCGACGCTCATAGAATGAATCAATCTCGTATATAATGTCATCCGATTCAAATGCAAATAATCGTTTGCTTAGAAATCCTAAAGTTTCTTGTCCTTGCCGTGTGTTGTGATAAGGAGAAGTTTTACTATACTGTGCCATTAAATGAATCCTTGTCCTCTTGTTAATTTACCTGATGCAAAGTCTTTGAGATTGAAATTGTTAGAAATTTTGTTGCGTGAGTATACAGGCACCACTGTGATTGATATCAATGAATCTGTTGGCACATAGTTTATGCCACCTGAACTTTCAACTGCCTGTATTGGATCTGATGCTAAGAAATCATCTGCAAAGTTTCCATTCTGTGGTCCAACATTCCTTACGTCAGCAAATCTATTTTGTCTAGGCACGTTATTTTGTGTGCTACCTGCAAGGTCATTGAGAGTGCTGCCTGTGGACGC